GTTGTATTAGATCCTAATGACTCGTCATCTTTATTATATTTAGATGAACGAACATACCTACTGTATACCAATACAGCAGTTCGTCAAGGGACTACTTTAACAGTAATCGCAAGACCAGGATCACAACCGAACAAATCCGATAAGGCTTTGTAACGGAAGCGTTCCGCCCCTTTGGGAAAACTGTTCAAGTTAAAGATGGAATGGTTATACTTAACGAAAGAAATTTTGTTTTTTCTTTTCAGAAAATTATTTCCATCTACTCTTTTCTTTTTAAACGGAAAAAAGTAGAGCCTTCTTCGACAGAACATCTGGTATCAAAACTATTCCATATTTTCAAAACGAATGGTGTTAACCATCTGATTTTATATATGAAAACGGCCCTATGGGCTCTGAACTGTTTTGTTGGGAAAATTCCGTTAAAATCTACGAAAGAATCGGGGATGCGTGTTAAATTATCTAATGGTCTTCCTTATATCATTCCTCCTTTATGGAGAAAAGAGATAAGAAAAGAGAACATTCAGATTATCCGACTAACGGCCTGTATACTAAATGTGTATAAGGCGTTACAAGGAGTTTACAAACAACCCGATATTTCTTCAATCTTAAGTCCTCTTCCTGAGCTGCCTAGCTTACCTTTATTCACAGAATTTTGTAAAAATTATTTTGAGAATAAGCGTAATGCTATACCAAGACCAATAGAAGAGTTCATCAATGATGAACCTCCTTTGATCTTTTCAGCTGGACCAAACAACTCCGTTTCTAGTTTTGGATTCCGAGAAGACTGTGTAGCTTTATTTAACCATAATCTTTGGCCTGATATCCTTAGATTTGCGAAACTAATTGGTAATTATGATATTAGAGGCTTTGCCTTTGGTAAAATAGATTACGAATTATTATTAGCTTATCGAAATGGAGAACAGACAGTTTCAGAAGAAATAGAGAAAATTTTCTCTAATACTTCTTTAACTGATTACAAAGTAGGTAAATTAAGCTTGAAATTTGAGGCTGCTGGAAAAATCAGAGTTTTCGCCATTGGTGATTATTATACTCAGTGGGTTTTAAAACCCTTACATGAGGCAATATTCGCCTGGCTGAAGTCTATCCATTCAGATGCTACTTTTGATCAAAATAAAGTTCTTTCGGACTTTATAATGAATAACAAAGGTAAACACTTTTGGAGCTTTGATCTTAAATCTGCAACAGATTTAATACCACGACCTCTTTATCACTCAGTATTATCACATTCTTTCCTTAACGATGAAACAGCTTCACTGTGGGCGAAAATACTTGATAGGGTTTTTGCTGTTCCAAAAGAACTGCAACAACAATATCCGGAAGGAGTTAGGTACGGTACCGGTCAACCAATGGGATTTTTATCCTCTTGGGCAACACTAGCGCTCGTACATC